TGTGCGACATTAAAAATAAACGCCCAAAACGCACCAACATACTATTCACACCAATCTACGCTAATAGCGCCCAATACGCACGAATAAACGCATATTAATTTTATTACTCAACCAAAAAAAACCCTGCACCAAGTGGGCGAATGATGCAGGGTGTGGAGGTTCCTATTTATGCAGGAGTTGGAGCATCGCCCCAGTCTTTAATAAAGTATAGTGAAGGGAATAGGAAACCAAAGTAGAAGTTAGCAGGTACGAATTCAGCATAATAGCTAATTTCAACATAACCATTAGTCTTAACTTTGAGAGTTACTTCTACAGGCATGTTAGCAGAGTTAAATGAAGATGTAGACCCATAGAACTCACCAACTGGAGAAATCGTAATATCAGTGTCAGGGCGAAGACCAGTATCAAAGTTAATATATATAGTTTGAGTACCAGTAGAATTTGGTTTATGGCGAATAGTGCCATAAACTTTACCAAGGGTACCAGTAGAGTTTCTGGAAACTGTAATAGATGATGAAGCCATTGTACCCTGGTTAGTGGTAATCTGGTTATGGGTAGCATCAGCTAGATATGTAGTTTGAGTACCAAGAGTTAAATAAGTTTCCAAATTCTGAAGTGAGGAAATAGCAGCACCAGCATTGGTATTAGCATTATTAGCAGTATTCTGTGCGGTATCTGCGTGTCCATCTACTTCATTGATAGCAGCAACTAGAGAAGTCTTAGCATCAGTAGTAAGATTTTCTAGTGTACCAATAGCAGTAGTGTTAGCATCAGATTTACCATCCGCAGCCGTAGCAGTAGATTGAGCAGTATTAATACCAGTATCAATTTTACTCATATCAGAGTTGTAATCAGTTAGCCAAGCTGGCTTATCTGTACCGAGAAACTGGCTTAATTCATAATGAGTTGTTTTATTAGTCGAAGCCATAATTATTATCCTTTCTATCTATATTATATCATATTAAACAAGTATAGTCTTACCATACTTATCATAGTTGAATGCTGTGATGTCATAAGCATCATAAGCAGTAGCGGTCAAATCAAGAGCATCATATTCTGTAGCAGTTAATGCTTCTTCACGAGTTGAGCCGTAGAGGTTGTCAATTACCGTTTGAAGTGGTGATAAAACACCAGTGGTTGGGTCATACACCGTAATTTGACCAAGTGAAATTTCCTGAATTTCCTGTTCAAGTCTAGCTCCCATCGCATCAGTATAAGCATTGGCTTGTACAAGAGCGGTGGAAATCATAGCTTGTAATTGGATTTGAATTTCAGCAAAACGATTAGAAATCTCAAGATTAATCTGACCTTCAAAATCGGTCATCTCTTGACGTAGAGCCGCAACTTCAGCTTCAATTTCTTCAATTTTACCAGAATATTTTTCAATGAACTCTGTATTAGCATTCAGTTGAGCAATCATTGAATTTAACTTCTTCAAAATACCTAAAAGATATTCAACATCGGTCATCATATCTTTAGGGTCAACGCTAATAGGCTCAAAAAATCCAATCGGTGGAACCTTTGGTTGTGGTTGAAATGGTATAATTGCCATGTTACTCCTTTCTTAAATTAATATAATCCCATGAATAATGGTTCTAATTCATACACTATCTCTGTGTCTAACGCCCTAATGTAATCACGATATTGTTTAATAAGGGCTTGAGCAGTAGCCGAAACACCAGAATTACCTTTTACCTTTTTGGTATAAGATTGTTTTCCAGTACTATCACTATTATCTGATATAGTGTTTTCCGTTTCATTAGCACCAGTAGAAGATGCGTACGCACCACCAAGAATGGTAGCTTTGTTAATTTGACCTTGTGGTGTATCAGAGTTTACGGTTAAACCTGAACCTTTAGATTTTGATGAAGAGCTATTTTTACCTTCATTAGCACCATCATAGGTTTCAGTATAATCTACGTTAACCAGTGGGTCAAATTTAATAGAAGATGAATAGATGAGTGGAGCATAAGTTTCCATCACTTCTTTCATCTTATCCTTAACAAAGAGCATCCATTGACCTATTGCATCAGAACCAATTTCACGAGTAAAATAATGGTCAATAATCCTCTGGGTTAACTTTTCCTTACTCCAAACACCACGTTCATTAATTACAGCAATTTCTTCAGGTGTTAAGTAATCAGACAGTTCATACTGTTCAAACCAAGATTTAACCTCATCTTCACCAAAGGTAGAAATGAGTTCTCTGATTTCCATTGTATATTTAGCCATCGATACCCCTTTCTAAAACTTCTTCAGTTCTAATTTGGTCTCTATAATCATCGGTTACACTTTCAAATTGTTTAACAATATTATAAAGGTCTGAACGAACTTTAACATCTATAGCTTTATCACCCATCAGCCCATATTTTTCGTTAAACTGTTTACAAGCCTCTTTACGAGGGACGAGTAATGCTTGAAGGTTAAGATTAACTAGTTCATTGTTACTATCAATTTCATTAGAAATCATGCGTTCACGTTTTTCTGATAGATTAGAGATACCCATAAAGGTAAGAAATTCATTCCAGATTTCACGCTTATAATCCATAATGTCATTGATAATCATTGGTGCATCAGTTTTAAGAGCTTTTAGAGCATCAGGTGTAATTACATTCTTGTCTGCAAAGATAGCAGGAGTATTACCATCATACTCTTCATACATCTTTTTAAGTGTAAAGTATTGTTTCTGGTCAGTAGTAATCAGAATAGGTGTTCTTTGAGCTTTAATATTTACATCTGCAGTTCTCTGTGCTTCAGCGAGGCGATAAGCAAAGAGGGAAATAGTATAAGAAGTTGGTACTCTATCATAGTTATTAAGTACCAAAATACATTCTTTATCTTTTTCTTCACCAATATCAGTAGTATATAAACTTCTTCTCTGATTAAAGCGATATGAATAACACATAACTTCAGTAGGAAGCCCATAGATATTAATATAACCACCATCTGAAGCCAGAGTGTTAAGATATCCATAGTCACCATCATAAAGAAGTGCTGCTTGACCTTGATAATAGAGACACTGTTCTATAAACCTAGCATTCATGCTATCAGGTAGGTTTATCCATTCAAACATAGATAAACAAATCTTTCGCATGCGGTCTAGGTAGTCATTGTAAGTTGTATTGTTCATCAAAATAGCATCTCTAAATGCATCTTTTGGAGGAACTTTTCTTATTTTTTTCATTTAACTCCCTTTCCTATATTATATCATTATTTTGGTTATAATCAGCGAAAGTACTAGCATTATGCCAGAAGGTAACACCATTGTTGAACATTTCCTTAATAACCTGTAAATCTTCCTGTGGAATATCTGCTTCAATGTAACATCCAAGTGTTTTTACATAGTTCCAGTTTCTTCTACCTGTGATGTTTGGAGTTTTAACTGTATTCACTTTGTAGCCGAACATTGAAAAGAATTTATCAATAGTTTCAGCTATTTCAGAGCGTACACTCATACAATCAGCAGTAAAGTATCTCTGCCAACCAACTAGTAAATCACCTGTATTTGTATTACCATTAGCTTGGTCTGGATGAGCTTTAGCAGATTGTATTTGTGACATCACACCACCAACACCACCGAGAAGGGAATTAGCAGTACCAGTAACATTTCCTGATAAGAAATTGGATGCGGTATTTAGAACACTTGATGCCATACCAAGATTAACGTTTACAGCATTTTGAGTAATCCAACTGGTATAGTAATCCGTAGCCCAAGCACAAATCGGATATTTTGAGCCAGTAACACCATATTCAAATGCTTCCATATTTAGAATACCTTTATAATCAACAGGACAAAGTTTTGTTGAACATCCTTGACTTAAAGCACCTGCCATATAGAATTTAGGTGTTGCATCTTTAAAGTCTTCATAACGAAATTCTGTATCTATACCTGTATTATTGGTAATATATAAATATGAATATGGATAAGTAAACAGTTTATTATTTTTTGGTGTATAACCATTAAGTTTACTCGGTCTAGTGATTGTAGTGGTGTCAAGTAATGTTGATAGTGTTGAAGTATTAGCAGGAACATAAATAGTCATGCCACCACCTGATACAGCATAAGCACCATTAAAGAATTCTTTAGGAGCTAGGAAAATAGCCTCAATCTTATTTCCATTTTGGTCAGCATTATATGTTCGTACAATAGCACGAGCATCAGACAAACTGGTAACACCAAAATAATAAAGACCACTAAAGATACCATTAATTTCTGAATTGTAATAATTTTGTGCATCAATCAGTACATTAGTTATACCAGTAACTTGAAATACAATAGGTAATTTCCAGTTAATAGCATGATTGTCATGGTCTTTTACGGTTTTATCAGGTTGAAGCGTTTGAGTGGAATTTACAACATATTCACCACATTCTAATCCTTCAGGAATAGTGTGTAATCCGATAGCATCATTATTAACATGTTCACGTTCAATAAAAGTAGGTTTATAGTTTAAACTAAACTGCCAGGTTTGCCAAACATCAGTAGAAATAGAAACCGCTGTCATGCTATCATTGATGTATTCCATCTTATCTATATAAGCATAAAACCACTTATTAGAGTGGTTCTCATTTTTATACATTACATAGTTAAAGGTAATAATATCATCAATTAAAGCAGGTATTCTAATCACACCATCTTTTCGCTGATAAGTGAAATCGGTATCAAAACCCATTTTCGGAAGGGAATTAAAGTAATTATATTGAGCAGTTGCGTTTGAAAAAGTTAATTGGTTAGTATTATCTATCTCAAGAGGAACTTTTAATAAATATACATCTGTTTTTGGAGCAATTACTCCCATATTAATTCCTTTCATAGAGTTATCCACAGGCTGTGGAAAACTTACCAAAACCTGTGGAAAACTTTTATTAATTATTCACTATCAGAGCCAGATGGAGTAGGTTCAGCAGTGGTATAAACCTTAGCGTTAGCAAAGAGTGAGTAGTTCACCATGCGTACATCATTGAGATAGTATTGCCAGGTTCTGTTATTGGCATTATAGAATTCGTCCATAGCAAAGTCTTGAGTTTTAATCTTAAACCATGCACGGTCACAAATCATAGCCTTAATCATAGAACCATCAACAGCAACTTGTCCATCATCGGTATATTGTGAGAAGTCATCAACGACAATCACTCTACCGAGGAAGTCAGCTTTGCTCATGTTAAATGCAGCAGCGAGTACTTCTACATCTACAAGAGCTTCAACATCAGCGGAAATAAGTACCACGATGTCTTCTGGGTCAGACCAGGTTTTAAGTGCGAACGCACCTTCACCTTTAACATCAGCCCAAGCATTGAACTTAGTGGAAGGAATTTGCATCTTGCTGTAATCTGCACGCATTTTGCGAACAAGAGCTTTGGCAGTTGCATCAGTGGTTGGGTTGGTGATTACTTCATATTTAACACCACCACCATTGAAGGCTGCAAGAGCAAGACCTTTTGCTTGGTTATAACGAGTAATATAAGCACCGTTGTAAAGGCTATTTACCATACCAGAGATAAGGCTTTCAAGGTTGTCCCAAGAAGTGAAGGCATTGCGAACCTTTTCACGGGTGATAGTTACACAGTATTGAAGGTCAGAGTTAACTGTTAGATACTGAGTAGCGACCTGAGCTTCATATTTCTGAAGAAGACCAGCAAAATCATTTACATCAAAGCCACGAGCTTTAGCCGGGTTAATGTACACGTCCTCAACCCATTGCCCCAACGGCATTCTTTCACCTTCAAGGGAAGCTAGTGGGTTGTTGAAGGTTTTGCTATACACAGCAGTGTAAACAACTTTTTTGAGAAGACCAATAAAGTCATTCAAAACATTCAAATTTTGGCTGTCGAGAATTGGTGCGCCAAATTCACCAATAGTAGTGCTTTCAGTTACAACTGGCACATATTGATGATAAATGCTACCATTCTTAACAGACATTTCACGCATCGCATTCAAAGCGGTTGCGAGACCATCAGATGGATACATATAATGTCCTTTCTAAAAGTCGTAAAATAAATATTTTGCGACATTAAATTTTATTAATATTAATGCTTGAAGTTACCTTTTTCATCAAAGGCATCCTTCAACGAAAATGATGGAGCTTTTTTCTCTGTTTTTTCTTCTTCATCACCTCTGCTACGCTCCATTGGTATCTTTTGTAATAAAGCACCATTAGCAGACACAAGCTTTTCATTTCTATCTTTAAGCTTGTCAATTTCAGCGTTCTTTTCAGCAAGGGCTTTCATGTTTTCAGTATTACCTGTTAACAGTTCACCAATGCTGTCGGAAATAGTAGCATAAGCCTCGTCACCGAGTGTCTTTTCTATATTTCCTGTAATTTCTAAAATCTTATCATCATCCATAATTTTATTATATCACACTTATCTTTTTTCTCTAAATTTTCTTGCATATAACACCCATGGAAAGTGGTGGTCAGAAACAGATGGTGGAGGTGGTGTTTGATGCCAAGCTTTATAACGAAAAGCGCCGAGAAAATCTTGAAGACCTAAACGATTTCTGGTCACAGCAGTGCCACCACCTGGCTCTGGTGTACCACCCTGATTTTGACCAATACACCAGATATAGCCAGACCCATCATAATCTTCATCAGCGAAGGTGATATGACCTGGTGGATTAGCGGATGTTCCATTCATCACAATTACATCACCTTTTTGAATTAGACCTACACCTTCTACTAAATCAAAGGTATCACCAGCGTTTTCAACTCTACTATAAGTCCAACATTGATAAGCGTAGTGAAGAGGACCTGTCTGTGGGTAACCTGCTGGAAAACCCACATTCCTCCAGAAAAGAGAAGCATAATCCCAACATTGACATCCATAACTACCGTCTAGGTCATAAGCGTGACCGATAGTATTAGCACGCCAAGTATCATAGGTATCATGTGGTATATCTGTATAACCTTCAGCCATTATCTTTTCTCTAGTTTAAATGGTATACCAATCTTTACATTACCTTTTCTATCAAGTACATTCTGTTCAACAAGCTGTTTGGTGTAGAATTTAACTGTACCATCTTTTCCCCAGAGTTTACCTTCATCAAGTCCGAGTTTTACAAGTACTTTAGAGAAGAAATCACCTTTTGAGTAGGTATATTCAATATCAGATGATGGTGTTGGTGTAGGAGTTGGAACTGGTTTAATATAAGCTTTTGGTCTATAATAACCAATTAAGTTTTTAATAGATATATTAATAATATTCGTAGCACTACCACCATAACCTTCACACTTGTGACCACCTTGATTTTCACCAAGAAGTGCAACATAACCGTTTACTACTTCACCTAGTGCCATACCAACGTGACCAAATTGTCCGCCATCAAAGATTAACCAGTCACCTGCTTGAATACCATTACTTCCCCAGAATACTAGAAAATCATCACCAGCATTCTGTTCTGTACAATTCATCATACCTTTAGCCATACCAGTTCCACAGGTTGATACATCTCTATTGGCATAGCTCCACCAAAACACACGTGCAAGAGAAACACATTGCGCACCATATTTATTATTAGCAATGATACATTTACCTAGAGTATCATTTCTAAAAGCTTCAGGTGAAGATACATCATAGGTTTCAGACCATCCTAAATCTTCATATTCACCATCAGTAACAGAGTAACCAGTGTTTTCATCTTCAAACATTCCGCCATCTACTTCTTCAACAGTTGGGATTTCTTCACCATCATATTCAGTTGTTTCGATTACTTCTCCCTGGTCATCTACCAGATAAGCTGGTAACTCTTGAGGTGAATAGGTTATAGTAGCATTTGTTTTACCATTTTCAATATTTATATTAATTATAATACCTGATAGAATTGCAATAATAGCAGCGGTAATTGCAGCTATAATTGATTTAATTGGTATTCGTTTTCTGGCTTGTTTTTTAGACTTTGCCATAGTCATCCTTTCTAGACCTTACATCGGTCTGATTTTAAATATTCTATATCTTTCTGAACTTTGTCTAATGAACATATTATATTCTTTTGCTCAACTGCAAGAACTGCCAAACTTTTACTATTTTCAGCAAATTTCTCTGCATAACCATTGTGCTTGTCTAATCTTTCTTTAATCTTTTGTTGCTCCTTTAAGACTGCTTCAATTTGGTCTCTTTGGGCTTGTTCACGTTCAGCATCTTTAATACCTTGATTTTTAGATTTTACAAGGTATGTAAAAAGGCTGCCGATGATTGTACCAATCAGACCAATGATAGCAACAATTATTTTTCCAGTATTTTCATCCATATTAAAATTCTTATTTACATTATCATTATAACATAGTAAAATAGAATTAGCGTCATAAAATAAATGTGTATGACCTTTGAGACCCTTGACGCAGGGTCTCTTTCTATTGCCTGTGGAAAACTTTTTAAAATTAATGTTGACAAAAAAAAACATCATAATTATAATAGAAAATGGATAGCGTCTTAAATCTATTTGACACTATGAGTGTCTACAACTTATACCCAGTTGGGTGTCAATTACTACAGCGTTAACCACCTGAAATATGGTGGTTTTCTGTTTTAAGACTTAACGGAAGCGTGAAGTTGTGGAAAACTTTTGTAAAATTCTTTAAAATTAGTGTTGACAAAGTTGACAATGTGGACTATAATAGAAGTATAAACAATAAAAGAAAGGATTATAAAATGTCAACACCACTAAAAATTCAAGTACAAAAGATTGAGGAAGACACCGAGAAAATTAAAAATATTGGTGACGAACT